AACACATAGTCGATATATGGTGATAGTAGAAGACCATTACGGTTGATAATCAAACCAATCTCTGAAATTGGTGAATATGCTAGATTATCATAACCAAGAGTCATAGAATCTTGACCTGCAAGTCCTGCAGGAGCAGGGAAGACTAATTCTTTGATTACAGAGTCGGCAAAACCAATGTAATAGAGGATTCTAGTAGAACCAACTATATCAGTACCTATTCTAGCTCTAGGAGCAACAGTATAAGTTATATTAGTACCACTAATCGTATAATCCACATTAGGGATCATACTTTGATTGTAAACTATAACTGCTAAGTGCTCTGCTGAGACTGGTGAGACTGGAGTACCTAGAAACTTAAGTGGGAAGGTTGTAGTGACCCCATCAAAGTCTAAAAATGGACTTTCTAGTTCTTGTCTCTTCTTATTAAATTCTTCTAGTGATAAACCTGGTGTTAGGATAGCATCAGGACCACGAACTGTCTCTTCGTAGTAAATTACTTCGTTATCGATCATTACAGATCCATCACGATCCATAAATCCATCAATTGACTCAACTTCTATAAGTGAGTTTGCTGTATCAACGTCTTTTATTAATTCAGTAGAAGACGCTAAGACTTTTTGATCATATGCATCAATATCCAAGTAAGTTAGGATATTGTTTAATAGATCATAAGGACGACCTGTCTTTTCCTGTGATTTATAATACTCAAACAGAAACGAGACAAACTGCTCGTCTTCTTGCTTGATAAAATCAGGTAATTGACCTTCGACTCTATCGGATATATTTACAGAACTAATAGTTTGCATTCGTTAGAAACAGGAATCGACTTCTGGGTATGTAAACGCATCAATCGGGTAACTGATGATATTTATTGGGGTTCCACCATAGTTCCATCCACCAAAGTTGTTGGGATCAAAACTTGGGACTGTGGTAGGGTTTGTTACATAATCAATTGGGTACACTTCAGGGTTAAAGATTGTAGGATCAACGCCTGGTGGTATAGTGATAGAATCGCTGTCAGGATAGACTACGACAGGGATTCTGGTTGTTCCATCGGATGTATCAGCAACATCTAAAGGTCCTACACAAACAACACCGTTTGTGTAATCAACAGTTCCGATAGAACTGTTTAGAGTTACCTCTTTTTCGTTACGTGTAGTTACTAAGAGTAAATTACCCTTACCATCATCTCTAATGTTAACAGGTACTAACACTTCAGTGGTTCTATTTCCAGAAGCATATACAGCATCGGAAGCATCTGATGCTGCACCACTTGCTGTTCCACCACCTGCAGTAGACCCATCCGCTAAGAGGTCTGCAAGGTTCTCTGTGTACCCTGTGGCATAGAACTTACCAGATTTAACTGATGAATACTTAGGAGGGCATGTACTGTCTCCTGCATCGTTTCCACCAAGGTCACTAGGGTTAGTGATTGGGTTACCAAAGTCTAGACATTGAGTAAATACGTTCCCTAACGTAAACTGATCTAGATTCTGTCCCATTGTTATCTGGGTACTAGTTCCAGATATCGCATCATCTGATGCATCAACCATTGAGTTAAACCTTGACTTCTCTAATCTACTACCAAATCTGTTCTCACGGTTTTGTCCATTATATTGATCAATTGATTTAAGAATTTCAGTACCTAGTTCGTTTGCTGATCTAGTAGTATTGTTACCATTATAGAAAGGGTAAACTTTAGGAGTAATATAAAAGATTGTTGGGTCAACGATTACTGGTTCGATAGATGCCATCGAATATTTCAGCAACTGGTTCTTAATACGTGTCTTTGTAGTGGTATTAAGGTTAACACCTGATTTTGATCTAACAGCAATGTATACTTTACCGTATACAGGAGGACTTAACTTCTCTCCACCATATGCAGTAACTGCTGCTGCTTGAGGATATAGGTCAGAGACGATATAAGCGTAGTCGTCTTCTGTAACCGCCCTAGATTGGGTCGAGAACTGCCTTGGAGCACGGAATTTGATACCTAGTGCCGATTCTCTGTCTGTACCGTCTTGACTACCGTCTATAGTCGCTAGAGACATGCTAGAAGGAGGTATAGGACGATTAGTAGAGTCTACTGCACGACCAATGAATGAAAACTTGGTACATCCGTTTGCTTCTGTACCTGCAGTCGTCACATATTGCAGCATTACAAATTCATTATCGATTAATTTACGTCCTAGAACTCCATCACCGAAAATTACCTTATATCTAAGGTCTTCAGTCTCTTCTAAGAAGTAATTTCTAGATGTAGCAGTCATATCTACTACGTTAGATGATATTGAGTACTGGTCAATCTCTACAGACTGCTCTGATGGTTTTACAGAGACAGTTAGTAGTTCAGTATCAACAGATTCTGATGGAATTACAAATTCTTGCTTTCTAGTATCATCAACAGTGTAATTAAAGGTTAATAAGTTACCTTGATAAATTATAACCTGAGCAAAGTTGGCAATTCCAGTATTCTGATCAACTGCTACAGTAGTATCTTGCATCAAGCAGTAAGTGTATGTGTCATTCGTGTTTTTAGACACAAATACATCACCCTTCTTAATAGTAACAGTATCAGGGTAGGTTTGACCCCCTGCAATCAGTGCAGTCTGCACTGCCATCCTCACACATGCCTTAGATGCCTTAATTGATCTTGGTGTATATCCTAACTGCTTCGCTACTCTTACGATATTATCTCTTACGGTCGCTGATTCCAAGAATGCCTCGTTCATAGACATGTTGGCATTAAATGATGTGTAATACGTGTTGTAAGCAAGTATATCAATCATGTAGGATGCAGCAGATCCCTCGAAGTCGTAGTCAGTGAACTCATCACGAGTTCTTAGGTACGACTTTATAGACTCCTTGATCTCAAAGAAGTCCAGTGACGTTAATTCTGATGGTGTGGCTGGCATTTACGTTCTCTCTAACAGGAATTCCACAGTTTGACTCTGTTGTTGTCCGATAATTGTATATCGAATACCTATATCAATCGAGTTTTCGTCGATTCCCTCTCGAACGTTCACCGCATCCACTTCGACTCTTGGTTCTAGTCTTTGGATAGTATTATAAATTTCGTCTCTAAGGTCTTCAGCAAGGAAAACATCAAAAGGTTCGAACAACAACCCAGTTACCCTAGATCCAATATCATATTGATATGGTCTTTCACCAAATTGAGTTAAAACTAAATTACGAACAGACTGCTTTATGGCATTCTCATTTCTCACAGCACTAAAATCTTTAGTATTAGGATTTGCCTTTAAGGAAATTGCTAAGTCCTTAAACCCTCTACTAAAAAACTTCTCAGATCTAAATCTATAAGCTGGCACTAGTGCTTTTACTGTAACAATAGTTATTTAGACGAGTTTTAAGAAAAACTAATATGTGCCTCTATAAAGCCATTCAGTTCCCCCATCAAGATCATCATCAGTTATAACTAACTCCCCTTCATCCTCTGGAAAATCATAAGGACCATTAAGTTTTACTCGGAGTTCTCTCTCGTCTAAGACTTCGTTAATGAGTTGCTTAAGTTCTTCTTTAAATGCATCTGATAACAAATTCATCTTATTTACCTTCATAGGTGGAATAGCATCTCTCTGTGCTTGTATGTCGGAGGTTGTTCCACCTCCTGCTGACATCGCTTGAGTATCCATTACTTACCCTGACCTCTATATTTCTTCTTTGCATGGTTGCGAGATGTCGCAGAATACTTTGTATTCATGCTACTACCTTGTTTTGTCTTCTTCCTATTCTTCTCAACATAGATTGATGCTCCCCATGAGCCTTCTTTGGTTCTAACTGCCATAGTAATTAATTAGTTATTATGATGATAGCACATTTGGTGACCCATATGCAACCACTGATGAACATGGCCAAGAGAAACCAGGAAACCCGATACCTAATGGATCATATATTCTACCGATTGGTAGTTTGGTTACAAATACCGTCTTACTCTGTGCAATGAGTATACGGGTATGTCCGACTCCCCCGTCTTCGATCGTTAATACCGAACATGGATACGGAGTTGGTTTTGGACACACGGATTTACCACACGGACACATGTGTATTACAATGTTCGTGCATGGCGACGGATGATTTATAAACCTATCACCGAACGTCATGGTCGGTAAGAAGTTTGTAAGCACTGTTGCCTTTAGTGGATTCAGAGGACCGAAAGGTATAAGTGCTAGTGGTGGCCACCAACAAGTATACTGTTTGATCTTGATAGGATACATTGGTGGAGGACCAGCACATCCCATGACACAATGAACCGTAGACGGAATGCATATGCCATGTCCGCTACAAGGTAAACCTGTAATAGGTGCTACTGGTAATAGGAAACCGTATGCCATCTAATCCGTTGTGTAATGACTGTCGGGAATTTTATACTCTTCGTCATATTCCTCCCTATCCGAATCCGTAGGGTCGAAAGAAGGTGCTGCAACCCGCTTTGAGTTATCTATTAGAGTACCAGGATTAGTAATACTAGTCATGGTTCCGAATACTAGATCGCATTCACTGAAATATGGGTTACCGAAGTTACGGACTGCATCACCATAAGTGAGTGTCGATCCTGTATTATAGTTTAATACTGACATTGTACCATTAAACGGTCCAAGGAGCAACTCAAACTCACTACACAACTTAGGGTTAACTGCTATCGCTGCGTCAGATACAAAGTCAAGTGCTAGTTGCCCTCCAGTACAAGGAGGATTGGCAATATACCCAACTCCCCAGTATCCCGTAGATGCAGTTTTATTAGTACCTGGATTTGCAGGATTATATCCGCAATACACATCTAAGCATCCATTAGTATTACTAGAATGACGGAGATAGGTGTCCCAACACTCATTAGGAGGTACTCCACCTACGGGCATGGCTACTTGTATATTCGTATAGTTCCAATATCGTACATCAAGTTCCTGCCCAGTCTCAGGATCTTCCTCATGAGCAATCCAACCAACTTGCGTATTGGGATTATGGGAAGATAAATTGTCACCTAACCAAGTTTTAAACTGTTCATACTCCGAAAACCCTCCTCTGTTATAATCATAGGTGTTTTCATCACTACCAACAGGCACAAATACAATATCAGACGCATTACTTGGGTCACGATAGCATCTACCCTCAATATCACCTCGTTTACATGGCCAACATTTGCTATTTCCACCTGGTCCTGAGTCTCTAGTCCATGTTAAATTAGGTTCTGGCAGATTTCTTAGGAAGTTCATGAAATCTTGCCCCTGAGGACCTGTTGTATGCCCCTCTAATGCCATCGAAACCTTAAAACTAGCTCTCTCTGCACTTGATGCACAATATTTGTACACCATATACCCATATGCCTTCTGTTTCTTCTCTTCATCCAACTCAGTATAGGGGCATGGTATCTCAAAAAAGCGTGTAGCGGTGTATAACTTAGGTTGAGGTAGATTTATACAGCTCTGTTTGTTGTTCCAACCCCATAGATCACTAAAGTCACCACTCTTTTTGTCAGTTTGACGTACTCCACCAAGCATATCGGGGTATTGGTTGGTCATCATCTCTTTAAATGAATCAGAATACTTAGTCGGACCTCTTACATCCTCTGCAGTGAACAATGCGTCTTCGAAAATACCAGGAATCTCGATGTTTATGCAACTTGCGGGGAAGTTTGAGCATAAGTTAGTGTGCTCATCGTCAATTTCCTTAATTCTGAGGTAACCAGTAGGGTACTTTGTGGTAAATCCGTTCATCATAGTGTTAAATCCACCTATGATACCGTCATCCATCTGATCTATCTCCTCACTTGACGCATCTGTACCCGAAGTTATCTTCTCTTTGAGTCCATTCTCTGCTCTAATGTTGTTTTTAAACGTTTTAGTTGATAAATTTACGTTAGGACCACGATTAGTATACGTATCCTTCTCAGCATCGACCACAAATACCGCAGGTCTGTTGTTTGGATCAGGATCATAACCACTACCACGGTTCTTTATAAGCAATTCTATGATCGATCCGTTCTCATCTAACTGTGTTATCTCTATTTCTGCCTTCTTAAGGGGAGTTTTACCTTTTCCTTCACCTGTTGCTCTTCTTAATTGCTTATTTCCCACATCAACTTGGGCATCTGTGCCTGATATTTGCACTTCTCCCCTCTGAGCACCGTTACCATAAGGTATTAAGTTCTCTCTTTCGTTAAAACTCTGCGACATATCCTCTTCTAGAACAGCAGACTGCTTCTTTTTGATGTCCTTAAAGCTAAAATTGTTCTTTTCACCGTATGGATTGTTCACAGGATCGTTAGGAGAGTCCATCATTGTCTGATCCCACCCTCCCATGTTGTGTAAAGTCTTCCTTGCATTGTCATTTGCAGACCTTTCAGTCAAAACAGCAGGTTGTTCGATGTCAATAAGAGGTTGAGCATACCCCATTCCACCATTAATGATCTCTACACTCTCAACTTGACCCTCTGAATTTATATTTGCTCTTATATCTGCAGTATCAAGTGTACGATTAGCAATCAATTGGCGTGGATCTATCTCAACTTTGTAGTAAGTTATCTTTTTAGGGAACTCATAGACACCAAAGAACGCTCCTTTGTCCTTTATACCGTATCCAGCTAGTACTTGTATACCACCATTGTCGGTAGAAGTGAATGCTTGTTGATATGTGAACTCATTTCCTTCCCCACTCAGCTCCATATACCCCACTTTTAGTTCATCACCGAAGTATCTGATCTGTGTAATGTCCCATCCGTTGATCTTTTCCCCTATAAAGAAGGATCCAGTAGTCGTTGTGTACCTAAAAAGGATTCTTCGACTGACTGTATCCGCTACTAAGAAGGATTCATTGACATTTTTAGACTTCAGATCACTTATAGTCATCTTAGTTTTGAGTGTTTCCCATGAGTCTGACCTTATTTCATAGAATCTACTGTACTCTACAGGTACAGGAACACAAACTGGGCAGTCTGAATAGTCAAGATCGTTAGGACAACACGCTGCATCACTCAAACTGAAGTTAATTCCATAGATAGGACCGTTCCATGGGTACGCTGTGTCATACAAATAGTATATAAACTGCGAATCATACGACTGCTCGAATGAAAGATAGCGGGGAAGTGCTGCTTTTACTGCACCATTCCTTCCATAGAACCACTCAAACAGTGCATCTGTGGTATTAACACCAGCTACATTGTCAGGATTACCCCAACCTTGCACCGCAGGTACGCCATTCTGCTCTCGGAGATACTTTAAGAGTGTCCAGTCATTGTTCCATTGGTACCAATTCGATCTATTTACGTTACATTCTCCTGTTGGACCTATAGATCCAATGTCAGCATAGGTAGTAACTGCACTACTTGCCTTGTTTAACTCAAAACAATAGCCTACTATCCCAACATATGTGTACGATTGGTCTCTAGGATCCTTGCAATCAGGTACTCCTGCTATTCCTGTCTGTAAATTTACCTCATTTGTAGGATCAATCGTATAGAAGTGATCCCTCTTCATCGTATTTGACTGATAGTAATACTCGTAAAGAGGTTTTACTGTCTCACTAACTGCTTTATATACATCTGCATTGGATGAACTTGTCCAAATATAACCAATCCTCTCTCTTAATGCATATCCAGAAGGAGGAGTTGCATTTGTAGACAGCATTGAGTCGTTCAGAGTTGCATTATAATGAACATACAACGCTGTTGTACCAGTTGCTGCCTTTCTTGCTATATGATATACTGCTCTTCCGTCACGAGGTTCTCTATTATAACCCTTCATGACCTTCTTTGCATTACCATCACCAGGAAAATCCCTAGTATGGTCTAATACTTTCTGTTGTGTAAAGGTATGATCTTGATATTTACTACGATACCATCTATAAATTGGTAGACGAGCACCATCACAGGTTGATCCTACACAGGTTTCATCATCATCACCCAAATATAAGACTACATCCTTTCCTGCTATTAGAGAACCAGGACCGAATCCGTTAAATGTAATATTATAGTTGGTACCTGGACCACTGTGATTGTCATGTGACTGGTATCTACTATCAGCAGGACGTTGGTAGTCAGCAGCAAAGGTGCTACTGGTCACTACGTTAGGATAACTCCTACCTGTTTCTAAAATATAGGATGGCACTACTCCACTTCCTTAATACGTCTCTCCAACATATTTAGGCGGGTATATAGATCGTCAAACAATTCAGCAAGATTTAAGTGGTCAGCATATCCCTCAGGTTTATACTTTACCATATCAGCACCTGGCGGTGGTAAGTGACTCATTCCTTCTTCCAGTGTTTCGATTCTCTTAGCAAGGTTTTCGAGTCCCTTACTAATCATCTCCATATGTTCCTTATACTGGTCTAAGAATTCTTCCATAATAACTTTAAGGTAACGACGGTTATTTTTACGGTGATTTTTTTTGTACTTTCGTAAGGATTACAGTGCCATCTATATCTTCTTCGAAGTCCAGTGTATCTCCCTCTACCCATCTTAGATCATTGACCAAATCTTCTGGGATCTTCATGAAATAATCCCCATCATCGTCAACCTCTAGATGCATTGCATATCTATCAGACATTAACATAGTATCTTTGTATTCATTTCTATGTAGGTATTTCTTTTTTACGAAGTACCAACTCAGCATATGACAGATACATTGCCCCATCTCCCTCTAAGTCTATAATGGTAGACTGCCCTTGGTATGGGTGATGTAGCATATAACCTCCCTCTAGGTATATTCCAATATGATTGCACAAACGATGCCCTTCAGCGTTCCTATACCCCCCTTGTAGAGGTTCTATGTATAGACGCATGATAATAACATCCCCTTCCTTCATTATATGATGATCAAAGGATGTCATATTATCTCCCTGATATATTATCGTACTCCCATTCGGTGCAGCAGAGTGTATATAGTCAGTCTTAAAGTAGTACTTCTTCTCACTCGGATAATCATATAGAGGTATACCATACTGTTCTTCATAGAACTTCAGTATCACTCCATAGCATCCTCCGATGTTTTGCTTCTGTTTCCACCATGGGAGGTTCACGTAGTCCTTCCACTTGTTCCACACTACGTCATACGTTGGTCTTGTCATCCTTTTTCTTGAGGCGACTCTTAATGAGTTTGGCAAATCTTACGTCACCCTTAGTATACCACTCTGGGGACTTCTTTGCAAGTTTTATTAACTTCTTCGCATACTTCCTTTGATCCTTCTCTCTCATTTTTTACCTATGGGGAATTTTTATATACCGAAAATATTTTTGATATGCATTAGATATCACGACCCCTCTGGGATACGTTTATAGCTTAAGAAGAAGGTACTTTTTTAATATACGTAAATAACCCTGTCCTAACTGCCCTGAGTATTTATACTCTCGTCTCCCACGTGTACATCATAGCATAGACCCTCAGCAATGAAGTAGTCGCATAGGGGTTGGTATTGTCTGAGATCATCTACCAGTCCATAGTCGATTAGACCCTGTGCGAGTTCTATCTGTTCATCAGGTGGTAGACTCCCAAGGTCATACAATTCCATGAGAAATTCTAGGTTACTAGGGATTTGCATTAGAGTGTAGTAGAGAACTCGTAAGCATCCTCAAGTGCCTGTTGATAACTCCGAAATGCTCCGTTCTTACTGCATCCTGGATAGTCATACGCCCAAAAGTGTTTCCTGTTCTTTTCCCAGATCTTAACACTAACAGGTGGGGTGGTCTCTAGGGTGATTGTTTTAGTCATTTGCATGAGAGGCAATAAGGGCAAAATGGTCTAGGCAATTAAGGCAATTATGTCTCTACTGGTTCTCCACACCTGTGGAAAACTATGGGTAACTGTCCCATGTGTATATTATATAGGAAACTCAAATGTTTGTCAAATGTGTGTGGTAATGGTGATCTCGTCCCTGTGCTGTTGACAAATCGGTGTCGATACCTTAAAATTTGAGACAGTAGCAACTCCGTGTATTATCCAATGAATAAAGATCTTACCTATATTTATTTAATGATTTAAAATATACACAAGGATACTACCCTTTTACCGTAAATGTGTCAAAACTGCTTACGCTGACTACATTGGAACTACATTAAAGGTTAGAGTGATTCTACCATCTGATTGATTGCTCTCATACCCATGTGTTAG